GTTCAGTCGTGACGATCTAGTGATGCGGTATGGGTATATCATGGAACATTCTAAGAATGTCCATGTTGATACTCTGAACAACATCTCCTATTCCACTAGTGGACTTAGGAAGACGGTTGCTTCCTGCTCGCCGTCCACCACCTATACGGTGGAGACCAAGCAGCGGTACCCCGCAACACCTTTCGGATTCGGTCTCACTGAGTCTGGCTTTGACGCCAGCCAGTGGGCCATTCTAGGCGCACTCGGGATCTCCCGAGGGCCTCGCACGTTGTGACCTAGTCACATCGCGGCTGCTTAGCGCAGCTGGTCCAACCATCCAAGGAGCAATGGTCGTACCACGGCTATCTCCACGGTTATGCCCTAGCCCAAAAGGCTTTCAAGGCATGCCCTTAACAACACTGCAATCCGGAGATCCCGGACGCAGACACTGCTAGGAGAATTCGCTCATGGCTTTCGCCGATCCCCAGACCGTCACTATCAATGCGGTCGCCAACACCCTTCCGAGGGTGGTTGTCCCTAATGTAGCTGGGGCATTCCAGAACTCGGACGGTACTGTCCGTCTTTCGATTGCGCATGCCATTGGCAAGCGCGCTCGGCGGACGGTCCGCATCGATTTCTCGAAGATCGCCGCTGACCCGCTTACTGCGGAGAACGCTGAGTTCTCCATGTCGGCTTATGTCGTCGTGGACGCTCCACTCCGTGGCCTGTCGGTCACCGAGCAGAAGCAGATTGTCGACGCCTTGACGGCGTGGCTTACTGCATCTTCGGGGGCGAATGTCACTAAGGTGCTGGGACAGGAGTCCTAGCGTCCAAACCTACTCATCCGGTTGGCTACCGGGTTTGTAGTGAGTGACATACGGTCGGATCTAAGAAGCATGAGCTGAGACCCACGAACCCCAGTTAATGGAGGCCATGGTGAAAAGCTCATTGGAGGTGCGAAACCTCCTGCTTCTCTGGCAGGTGCTTGCCAATGAATTGGCAAGCAGATGTCGCACTAGCGCCACTCGTGACTTTGAAACTGTCACGAGGCGGACTGAACACGAGGGGTTGTCATTCCTGACGATAACCCTACCTAGCTTTGGGAAGAGCCTCCAAAAGGCTCTTGACCAAGGTCAGGTGGACTCCTCCCTCTTCCAAGGTTTCAAGTGGAAGGGGGGTCTCCCGGCATTTTTGTCGGGTTTCCTGAGTTCTGTGTTCTGTCCCAAAAGTGGTCGATTGCTCGATGATCCGAGTATAGAGGCCATTGCTGCTGTAAGGCAGCTGACCCTATTATTTGGCAAGATTCTCATTGACTGTACCCCCGCAAGGGAGGCTGCAGCGATGGAATCTTTCATCGAGTGTGAGTTGGAGGTGAAACGTGCGGACAACGAAAGGACCGAGGATGATTACCTCGAGTTTACTCGCGTGTCTCGCATGCTCTGGGCGGATGTCTTTTGTATCGTTGACCAAGAGGTCTTCGATGGACGTCTTCTCCCCAGACATGGACCTGGTGCCACTGCTGATCGACTTCGGGGAAACCAGAAGTACGAACAGCGAGAGTGGACACACAGATTGGAG